AGAAGGTGGAAAACCTGCTCAACACACACAGTTTGGACAAACTGATTTAACTATGTCTAATGTAATCACTCAGTATATTCAGTTAATGAATAAGATTGAGGAGATGATAGGAGAACTTTCAGGTGTATCTAGGCAGAGGCAAGGGCAAGTACAATCAAGTGAATTAGTAGGCAATGTGCAACAGACTATAATACAGTCTTCTCATATTACAGAGTACTTATTTTATGCGCATACTAGCTTTAAGAAGAGGGTATTTACTAAGCTGCTGGACATAGCTAAGAATGTATGGGGAAATTCTAATAAGAAGAAACTGCATTACATTACTGATGACATGACTAGAGTTTTTATGGATATTACAGAGGATTTTTTATATGCAGATATGAATATCTTCGTAACTGATTCTACTAAAGAACATCAGAATGTGGAATCTTTAAAACAATTAGCTCAACCTGCTATGCAGAATGGTGCTACACTATTAGAAATTGCAGAATTGTATACATCAGATAATCTTACTAACATTAAGCATACTCTTGGTAAAATAGAGACTGCTAAGAAAAAGAGAGAAGATGATATGCAACAAATGCAGCAACAGGCTCAACAACAACAAACTGAGGCTATGACTTTAATAGAACAAGGTAAACAGGCATTAGAACAAGCTAAATTACAAATGCAAGAAAGCGATTCTATACGTAAAGCAGATACTGCAATACAGGTAGCTTTAATTGGGGCAGATTCCAAAGAAGCAATAGAAGAAGGGAAGCATAATTTAGAGTATAATAAGCTTGATGACCAGTACACAATTAAAGATAAAGAAACTTCTATTAAGCAAAGAGAATTAGAAGAGACTAAAAGAAGTAACAAGGCAGATGAAGAGATTAAACGAATTGCTGCTAATAAACCAAAAACACAATCTAATAAGTAATTATTATGGATAAGGATAATGATGATATTTTCGGCGGGTTTAGCGCAGTAGCTAGTGACTTGTCAGGAAGAACAAGCGATGACATTGACGTACTAGATGGGGGCCCTATTGGTGGGGACCCTGTACGTAGACCTCCTGTAACTAAAGAAATAGAAGAGGAAGAAGATTTTGAAGAAGAGGTAGAAGAAGGTGAAGAGGAAGACGAAATAGAAGAAGATGACACTGATGGAGAATCTGATGATGATGACGAGTTAACCGAAGCTGAGAAAGAGGCTATTGAACTTAAGAAGAAAAAAGCTAAGAAGTCTAAGGATTCTAAAGACTCTAAGAAAAAAGAGGATAAAGATGATGCAGATGACTTTGGAGATGCAGAGCCAGAAATAGCCGAGTATTTACAAGAGAAGTTGTTTGAGAAATTCAACCTTGATAATAGCAATGGGGAATTTGGCAAGTTCAAATCTATGAATGATGTCACAGACTTTATTGAAGAAGCTATTAAGGCCAACTCTATACCAGAATTTGCTAATGAAGATGTAGCTAATATTGACACCTACGTTAGAAATGGGGGATCTCTAGCAGAGTACATGAAGGAAGCCTATGGCAGCAAAGATTTAAATTCTATTGATTTAGAAGATATAAATACCCAGAAGGCTATAATTCGTGAAGACCTACTTAACCAAGGCATGTCAGCTGAAAGAGTTAATAAACGTTTAGAACGTATGGAAGATACTGGTATACTGTTTGAAGAAGCAGAGGATGCTATGGAGTCTTTAAAAGAGTACAGAACTAAACAACAGGAAACGCTATTACAGAACCAAAAGAAAGTTAAAGCAGACCAGGAGAAGGCTAACTTGGACTTCGTTAGAAGCGTAGAGTCAGAATTAGATGCGATGGATAATGTACGTGGGATTCCACTTACAAAAGCAGAAAAAGATAAACTATACAATTACATGCTAAGGCCCACTTCTGAAGGTGTTCCTCAGTATCATATTGATTATAAGAACCACCGCAAAAATATGATTGAATCGGCTTACTTTACTATGATGGGAGACAAGTTGATTAAAAAAGTAGAGACAAAAGCAAATTCGACAGCCGCAAAGAAGCTTAAAAACAAACTTGCTGATAAAGGCAGAAGAGGCAAAAATCAGTCTATGAATTCAGGTTTTACGGATTCTTGGAGTTCGATTGCAAAAGCTCTTAGATAAATCTAGATTTACTATATAGTAATTAAATTTTAAATAATGAATAACAATATTCTTAATGGCTTGGAGCTATATCGTACCAAGTATTTCTCTGACCTTGTAGACGAAAATATGTTGGCTAACGCCTTAGTTACCAAACCCCATGAAGTACAGACAGTTCTTTCATACATCTTCGGAATGTACGAGGGTAATACTTTGGACTTCCTTACACAAGGTATGGGTAAAACTATCACCGTAGCTAATAGGGAGTACGAATGGCCTGTAATGATTCAGCATGACAAGGCTATAGAGATCCAGTCTGCAGAATGGAATGGAGCAGCTATCACAGCTAACTCTACACCTGGTATTAATGGTACACCAGTTAAAATCTGGACTAAAGAAAAGTGGTTAATTGCAGCTTAAAAACTGAGCCACGCTTAGCAGTAATGCTTTGACAAACAAATTCCGTGAATTGCTGGAAACCCTTTAGAGTTTCTAATACTACAACATAGACATGAAATAAGGTCAAGTGTGAAAGTTTAAAAAATTAGAAAATTAGGCAATCAGCAGCCAAGACTCGAATAGAGTACGGTTCAACGACTATCCCATGTGGAGTAGGTTATAAGTATAACCGAAGTGCGGAACCCCTAATAAGGGTGAAGATATAGTCTGATCTCATATGAGAGTATGAGCAGCTTTAAGAGGTAATGCTATTTAAAGCGGGCAAGATATAACAAATCTTGTTGAACAAATCGTCGGTCCTGGCGCAATTCTAGCATTTGATAATAGAGATTTCCAAGCTCGTGTAGCTGGGGAGCCTTATCAAGATGGTACTGAGTATGTATATACCTTATATGTAAACGGAACTTCTGAATCTTATATTGATCCTTCAATGTTTGACGGTGGTCGTTTTGTTAGTCGTGAAGGTTCTGCTTACGAAGAGTACAGTGAGGAAGCTGATATCGTAAACTATCAGACTCCATTTAAACTAAGAAACCACTTGAGTATCTTACGTCAATCTCATGATATTACTGGTTCCGCTTATTCAAGCGTAATGGTAATTGAGATGAAAGATAAGAAATCAGGCAAGTCTTCTTACTTGTGGTCTGATTACCAAGAATGGCAAGCTATGCGTCAGTGGTATACTACCCTAGAGCGCCACGCTGTATATTCTCAATACAATACAAATACTGATGGAACTACAAGTTTCAAAGGTACTAATGGACGTCCTGTATATGTAGGAGCTGGTCTGTTGCAACAAATTGCTGCTTCTAACCGTCAAACTTATACTCGTCTAACCGCTGATTTACTTGAAGAGTTCTTGTTTGAACTTTCTTACAACGTGATTGACAAATCTCAACGTAAGTTTGTTGCCTTAACAGGTGAGATGGGAATGAAAGAATTCGACCGTGTACTACGTGAGAAAGCTTCAGGTTACCAATTAGTAGACTCTGTATTCGTTACAGGTTCAGGTCAAAACCTAACCTTAGGTGGACAGTTTACTACTTATAAGATGCTTAATGGTATTGAGCTTACATTGAAACATGTTCCGATGTATGACGATACTACTTACAACCGTGAGTTGCATCCTGTATCAGGTAAACCTTTAGAGTCTTATCGTATGACATTCCTTGACTTTGGAATGTATGACGGTGAATCTAACATCTCTAAAGTAGTTCGTAAAGATCGTGAGATGGTAATGTGGCATATTGCTGGTTCTGTTGCCCCAGGCGTAGGACATGGTAAATCCATATCTACTAACCGTGCTAATGCTAAAGATGGTTACTCTGTAAACTTCTTAACTGAGCAAGGTATTATGATCAAGAACCCAACTACCGCCGGGGAACTTATACTCGATAAAGCGTAGAACTATTTAAAATAAATAAAGGTAGCCTCTGGTTAATCCAGGGGCTTTACTTTATATTCTAACAACTGTTATTGAATAAAGATGAATGTAAGACTAAAGCCTATACAGGCTAACAGCTGGTCAGGCATTGAACGTTACCCAAACTGTAACGATAGCCTTGGACCTTATTATACTAGATCAGGAGTAATCTACACTGGACTAGAAAGAGAAGATGAAAAAAGACTAGGTGATCTACTTGGTTATGACCTTAGAAAAGGTTCTAACTTTTGGGATACATTTAGAATTAGAATTGGTAAAGAGACCGTTGTTTTGGATACAGATACTCCAGAAGATGAGCTTAAATACCTATTCCTTAAAAATCATAAGAGAGTTAAGGGCTCTATCACAGAGGTGAAAGCTACGGCTAATTACTATCTGCATAATCCTGAAGAAGAAGCTGTTATATTTAATACAATCAATAGGATTAAACGTAAAGCTATTCAAGAATTTGATAAAATGAAACCTGCTGATATTCGTAAAGCGCTTAGGTTATATGGGGACAACGGTACTAACGTTAGTGACTCTGTAGCTGAAGATCGTCTTTATGCTAGAGTTGAGCAGAATCCTAAACATTTCTTTAAAGTATGGGTAGACAACAAGAATAGAGCTACTGAGTACTTAGTTAAAGAAGCTGTTGCTAAAAATGTAATTAGGAAGAATAAAAACATATACTCGTTCGGGTCTACTACATTAGGTAACACTTTAGAAGATGCTATTCTATTTGTTAATAGTCCAGCGAATTCTGATATAAAAGTCGCTATCCTTAATGAAGCGAATATAAAATTATAGAATTATGACAGTTGCAGAAATGGTTAATTCAGTACTAATGAAGTTAGATAAATCATCTGCTTTTGCTGTTGCTGCATTTGATAATACTGATATATTATACTGGCTTAATATTGGTCAAGATACATTACTTAAAGGTAAAGTATTTGGTAATGATAAGAATCCAAGCGCTTATGGTCAAGGCCTTAAGCGTATGGAGGATATCAGTCCTCTAGTAATATACACACCAGAGTTTCCATATGTAGCTGGAGGTACAGTGTTTAAAGCACATAATTACCACCCTAACGTGGCGGTACTTAAGATAAAGGGTAATATGGATGATTACCTATATTATGTAGGAGCTGATGTTCACATTGTGGATCCTAATGCTCCAACTAGTACTCTACCACAAGAATCTATCTTAGTCGAGGAGTCAGTAATAGGTAAACTTATATCTACTCCCTATAACAAACCAGTACTTAGGAATTGTTATATATACTTAAAAGAAGGCGAAGTAAATGTAATATACGATCCTTTTGCAACATTGGATTCTATATATGTATCATATGTAAAGAAGCCTAAGCGTTTAGTACTAGCTACTCCAGGAGTTGGAGAAACTAATGAAAGCGAAATGCCAGAGCATACACATGATGAGATAGTAGATTTAACAGTATTTTTAATGTTAGAGAATATTGAATCACAAAGAATGCAAACACAATTTGTAACTATTAATAGTAAAGAATAATGACAGTAAGGGAAATGCAAATTGCTTTTGATATGCACATTCAATTAGTATCAAAAGAATTAGAGATAAGTGATAAGCCCGATTCTTATACTATTTTATACTTTCTAAACAGGGCACAAGAAAACTACATTAAAGAGAATTACCTTAGTAATGGGCAGATTCAAGATAATATAGAATTTATACAAAAAAGGTCAGATACTTTACGTAATCTTATAACAAGATATACAGGTACTGAATCTCCTACAGCCCTAACTTCTACTGAAGTTGATGGTGGAATAGAATTAGATTTGCCAGATGATTATCTTTACTATATCAAGTCCTTCTCATTTGCTACTAATACCTTAATCGGTGCTACTACTAAGGTGTGGACACCTAATAGAGTTGTTAGCCATGAAGAAATAGACAGGATTACTAATGGTTTATTTAATAAGCCTATTTTACGTAAGCCTTGTGTAGTATTTGAAGATAATGAAAAGGTTATCTTATACAAAGATATGGACACTGATATATTCAATTACAGTTACATATATTTAAGGAAGCCGTTAGATCTTTCAATCGAAACTCCTATCCCTACTGAAACTACAAATGAGTGTGAATTAGATCCTTACACACATCAGGATATTGTAGAATTGGCAGTTAAGATGTTCATAGAGGATTACAAATTTAAAGCTTCAAATCCACAACAATAAAAGTAAGATATGACTCCTAGAGAAATGCAAAATGACTTTGAGTATAAAGTTAATAGGTATGATTCTGAACTTATTATAGATTCAAATGTAATATTTCATTGGATTAACGAGGCTCAAGAAATACAGGTTATTACTCATTATACAGGTAATAATCCATATAATCAATCTTTTGAACAGAACGAGAAACGAATTGACGATTTAAGAGCTCTAGTTATAGAGACCTTGATACCAGTTGATTTTACATCTACTAGTTTAAAAGCGGATTCTTATACTGCTCAGTTTCCTGTTAATTACATGTTCACTGTAGGTGAAGAGGCTGTAATACAATTTACACCTTCTACAGGACCACAATTAACTAAGACAGTAGAGGTTTATCCTATAACTACTGACAGGTATACTAAAGAAATAAGCAATCCTTTTGGGAAGCATAAAATGCATTATGAAAATGCCACACCTTTAAGACTTGTTAAGGGTAGTAGCGTAGAGCTTATCACTGATGGTAACTACTCTGTAACTAATTATGCTTTGAGGTATTTAAAGCAACCTGAGCGAATAGAATTAGATGGTATAGACTGTGAACTACCAGAGTATATGCATTCACATATAATTGATAAAGCTGTAAATTTATACTTAGAATCTATTGGCGATCCAAGATATTCAAGTACAAAAGAAGAGTTATCAGATAAAGAATAAATAAACTGGAATTGCCAGTATAAAGAAAAAGGGGATTACCCGTATATTAAAAATAAATTGACATGTTAAAAAAAGTAGATAAAGTATTTATCGGTAAATACATTGAGCGTACTGCTGCTCTTGTGGACAATGCTACTATGACTACCTTACAAGCTAACGCTGTAGAAGGTGAAATCGTAGTACTAGATTCTAATTATAATGTTATGGTTGGCGCTTCTGCTACCTATGCTAACTCTAAAGTAATTTATATTGCTGAAGGTTCTGCTGAGGTATTCACTACTGCTAATCCTAATGGTACAGTTCTAACTGGACGTAGACTACTTATTTCAGGTTCTATTGACGGAGCTAGAGTAGTAAACTATACTGGGGACGCTTACGAAGCTAAGTCTGAGGCTGTTGCCACATTCCCTGCTATCACAGATACTATTGTAGCTGGTACAGAGTATGTATTGCGTATTGTATTTAAAGGCGATATTGCAGCTCAACATCCTGGTCAAAATATAGAGACTCATAGATACATTGCTAAAACTGGCGATACTTCTTCTGATGTATATGACGGCCTTGTAGCTAGAGTAAATAAGCGTTATACTAATGCAACTATTACTAAAGGTAGAAATAAAGTTATAACTGCTACTAATAACGCAGGAACACTTACTATCACTGCTTTGCCTGTATACAGTGCAACTTCAACTGTTGATTCTATTGACGAATTGGTAATGAATGATTTTGCTGCTTACTTGAATTATGTAGATAGTGATTTCAACTGGGAAGAAGTTGGTCTAACTTCTGCTAAGACTTATGTAGGATCTGATAGAGGATACGGTACTTGGGAAGCTGTACGTGATGCTGAGAAGCACGCAATGGCTTATGAAGGCGTATCTAATTACACTTGGTTCCCTGTAATTAAACCAGCTATGCGTACTGTAAAAGGTGCCGAGTATGATCTAATTACTATTGAGAACGATAGAGTATTTAGATCTGCTGATAATCAGTATAATAAAGAAACCTCTTTAGTTCAAGTAATTGCACTTCAGAAAGGTACTGGAGCAACTACTCCTCAAAATGCTGAGGTATTAGCTACTCTTAATACTTGGATGGCATCTACCCCTAAAGGATGGACAGCTGTTTCATTTGCATAATCTGTGAATAATTAACTTTAGAAAGGGGCGGTCGAGTAAAATCGTCTGCCCTTTTTTTGTTTAAATAAGTTCGTAATATGAAAATATACAAAGATGCTAAAGGCAACTATTGGATTGATAACCAAACAGTTCCTGCTGGAGCTTATAGATTATACGTAGAGGATGCTAATACAAAAATAACAATTACACCATACGATAGCGATTACACAGATCGTTTAAAATCTATATACGATGTACAAGTAAGCAGTTTACAAAAAGAAGATGGAACTTTGTATAGTGACTATGACGAGTTTTATTTTGCAATGTCTGGATTATTTAAAAATGTATTTGATAGTTCTTCAACAGGGGAACTTGCATTTCCCACGTCTTTAGTAGACCAAGGTAATAGAACTGGTACAAATACAGTATTTGGAGATACTATTACTGGAATAAGAAAACCTTCTTTAGCATTCCAATTTCAATATGGTATATCAACTGGTAGTTTTACATCCAATGTAAATAATGGTGGCAGTGTTGATGTGGTAGAGTCCGTACTTACTTTGAGTACAGGAACGGATTCTGCAGGTAGTGCATTTATACATAGTACTGCTAATTTAAGGTACATACCTGGCCAAGAAAGCTACTGTTTCTTCACAGCGTCCTTTACTCAAGGTATGGCCAATAGCTATCAAAGAGCTGGTCTGTTTGACGATAACGATGGGTTCTTCATAGGGTATGAAGGAGAGGTATTTAGCTTCACAAGAAGAAGAGCAGGTATTAACTACACACAAGCTATAGATATAGAAGCTTTTAATAAAAAAGTAAATAATATAATATTAGGATATTCTTTTGATTCTACTAAAGGTAACATATATAAGATAAGTTATGGGTATTTAGGATTTGCCACTATTTCATTAGAGATATTACTGCCTAATGGCAGACTAATAAAAATGGACTCTATTCCTTATCCTAATACTAGTATAGAGACTCATATAACCCAAACATTTTTACCTGTTAGAGGAGAAGTAGCGAATACTGGAAATACTACCGATTTAATATTAAGGAGTGGGAGTATTACTGCAGGTATAGTAGATGGCTCTGGAGAGGATGTCTCAGGCAGGGTTTTTACATGGGCTACGGTTACCCCAAAGGCAATAACTGGTAATTCTACTATAGTTACATTTAGAAATAAACCTACTTTTAACGGCATTGTAAATAAAATAAATGCTAGATTATTTCTAGTATCAGGTGCAGTAGATGCAAATAAAATTGTGAGGTGGAGACTGTATAAGAATCCTGTTATAACTAATATAGGGACAGCTACCTGGACAGATGTTAATACTTCAAATAGTACATTAGAGTATAGTACAGATGCTGTAGTTAATTATGCTTCAAGTCCTACCTTATATTTAGCTTGGAATAGTGGTAAATTAGCAGACTTTTTTTACGATTTAATAAATTTTGTTGCTGATTTACCTCCAAATGGGATAGCCTCATTTGCAGTATTAACAGAAGCCACAACTGCAGAGGTAGATTTGAGTATAAGGTGAAGAGAATTATTTTAAAACAATTAAAGAAAAATGTTAAGATTCATGGCAAATAGCGCAGATGAAATAGTAGAGGAATTAAAAGCAGAGAACCTCGAATTAAGGTTGCAGGCAATTAAAAAAGAGCTTGCCACCTTTAAAATAGACATGCACAGACATTTAGACTTACTTATAAATACAACTAAGGACCAACTCTCTATTATTATAGCTAATACTGAAAAGACTAACGGCAGTGTAGCCAGGGCTTTAACTCAGATAGCAAACTTAGAGAGGGAGGATAACAAGACTAAATTAGCTAAATTAGAATTAGATTTCACAGAGTATAAAAAATTAAATAAGTTCTGGTCTTTATTATCAGCTAATAGGTGGGTAGCTATTGTTATAGTTGCATCTGTTTATGCTTTTGCTATATCGGATATTAGAGATGTACTGTTGAGTCTATTTAAAATAATAGGGTAATAATAACACTAACAATATGAAAAACATAAGTAAAAATATATCGTATAATGAAGCTGTATATTCAGCTACAGCTAAACGTAAGGGTATTGATAATACACCAAACGAATCCCAACTAAATAATATGAAGTTATTAGCTGAGATGGTGTTTGAGCCTATACGTATTAATATGGCTACTCCTATTTATGTTAGTAGTATGTTTAGATCTGAGGCTCTTAATAAAGCTATTGGTGGAGCTAAGTCTTCACAGCATTTAGCTAATAATGGAGCTGCTATGGATTTAGATGCTGACGTGTATGGAGTAGTGACTAATGAGCAGATATTTGAATTTGCTAAAGACAACTTAACATTTGACCAACTTATCTGGGAATTTGGAGATAATGTTAATCCTAATTGGGTTCATATTTCTTATAAAGCCAAAGGTAATAGAGGCCAAATATTAATAGCATATAAAGATGCAGAAGGTAAAACAAAATATACAGAATACTCAAAAAAAGTATTAGATAATATTTATAAGAAATGAAGTACTATTACAGCAAAAGCAAAATCTTTGCAATATGCATCTTCATAATTTCATCCTTACTCTCTGGGTACTGTGCTTACAAAGGATTAGAAGGGGCTACAAGTGCAATATTTAGTACTGGTACGTTAGCTTCTACAGGTCTATATGCAAATAGGCAATACCAAGAGACTAAGAGAATTAGTCTACAAAATCAAAAAGAAAAGAATACACTATCAGATTGTCCATAAGTGATACAATAATATTTATTAATAGAGAAAGGGAATAGCAATAATGGCTAATACAAACTCAAGGTCTTACCCTAAAGGCATACGGGAAATCAGGTACCCTAGTAATGATATAATTCAAAGGTTCACATCTAAGGATTATACAGGTACTTTAAGATTGAACAATGAAACAGGGCTCTTTGAATTTGATCCACCACTAGAAGGAATAGGTGGGGCATCTTCAGGAACAACATTCGTGGCTACTCAAGCTGCACACGGCTTTACAATAGGTCAACCAATTTACCATGACGGTATACAGTTTAAACTGGCTAACGCTTCTGCTGATGACACTCTTGCAGTGTGGGTAGTAGTAGAGATAACTAGTGACGATGCTTTCAGAGCAGCTCAAAGTGGTAGATTTACAATTACTGGGCATGGGTTAGCTCCAGGTAATTTTTATTTTGTAGGTACAGTAGATGGAGGGGTAACCCCAACTGAACCTGCTGAGTATAGTAACCCGATAATCTATGTGGAGACAGTAGATGTAATACATGTCTTGCCATATAGGCCTTCATCTTCTACCACTGGTAGCGGTGGTGGTGGCGGTTCTGTAGACTCTGTATTTGGCAGAGTGGGTGCAGTTACAGCTCAATCAGGGGATTATACAAAAGATCAAGTAGGTTTAGGTAATGTACTTAATGTTGAGCAGATTCCAGCAACTGATAAAGGTGCTAATAATGGGGTTGCAGGATTAGATGGTGGAGGTAAAGTACCATTATCTCAATTACCTATATCAATACAAGGAGGGATTACAATTGTGGGATTCTGGAATGCAGATGTTAATACTCCTAATTTAAGTAGTTTGACCTTAACCAATGGACAAGCGTACCAAGTTTCAGTAGGGGGAAGTACTAATTTGAATGGTATAACTTCATGGTCACCATTTGATTTAGCTGTATGGGACAATACAATAGCAGGCAACTGGTTTAGATTATCAAGTTCTGGCCAAGTTTCTTCTGTTAACAGTCAAACTGGCGATGTAGTATTGAATAGCGGGCATATAGCTGAAGGTACTAATCTCTACTATACTGAGGCAAGGGTTAACGCTAATGCTAATGTAGTAGCTAATACTGCTAAAATATCAGCTGGAGGTTCTATTGGAGTACACTCTGATGTTGATGTGATTACAGTTGCACCAGCTAATGGACAGGCTTTAGTATGGGATGGAGCTAATTGGATTCCTGGGAATGCTGGCAATGTTAGCTCAGTTAATACTCAAGTAGGCACAGTAGTACTTGATGCAGATGATATAAGCGATTCTACTACAGTTAACAAATTTACTACAGCTTCAGAAATATCTAAGTTGGCAGGTATAGAATCTGGGGCTCAAGCTAATAACATAAACGATGTAGAAGCCGATAGCCTAATAGGCATGTTAGATACTGACTTACATAGGCATGCTTACGATAGAGCAAGAGCTAATCATACAGGTACTCAAACTGCATCTACTATATCTGATTTTCAATCTGCAGTAGATTCAAATATTACTGTAATTGCTAATAATGCTAAAGTTAGTGCAGATGCAAGTATTAGTACTCATAGCGATGTTGATACTAATACTGTAACTCCTACTGTAGGTAAAGTTCTTTTATGGGATGGTTCTAATTGGATACCAGGGTCTATTACGGGTACATTACCTTCAGGTAATGGTGGGGACATGTTATACTATGATTTAAATAATAACGCTTCTATTTTATCTGCTGGTACTCCAGGGCAACTATTACAAACTAATGGGGGTGATAATTCTCCAACTTGGGTAGATGTTAGTGGTGGAGGCCATGAAATTTACGACGAAAACGGGGTACTATTACCACAAGTTCCAGAGCTTCAATTCATCGGAGCAACAACGGAGAATGTAGGCGATAGAACGGTGGTTACGATTGAAGGATTAAGCACACAGCAAGCCTTAGATTTAGCCGCAGCAACGGAACACATAAACGGTGCTGACGAAGAGAAACATGGGAGCAATCAGATAATTAATGCGGCTGCACTTGTGAAATTAGGCACGGCAGAAAACGCCAAAGTTTCTGATATACTTGCAGCCGTTGAAGATGCAGTTATTCCAGCAGTTGCCAGCGGTGAAAAAGTTGTAACTAGAACGCCCACAGAAATACTTGTTTCAACTGAAATGGTTGAACAAATTGTAATCCCAGGAACTATTGCATCAGCTGACTGGTCGCTTGACCAAGCAACATATCCTGGATTAACGGGGCAAATTACATATGATGAAACTTACAAATATGAGTGTAAAGGGCTAAACACTTGGATAAGATATGATATTACCTTACGAGATTACATTGATGCTTACCTTGCTAATATTGACGATAGTACAGGTGAGCGAACAGATGCGCAATTGAATGCGTTTTTCCCAACTGCTAAAATCGGGCAGGTAAGTTTCGGAACTGATTTTTATAAGTACGAGAAAATAACCTCTACCATGTGGCGAAGATACGACCACGGAAAGTATTTTATTCGTAAGATAGAACAAAGCGCAATAGCTGCAAATACAACATTTATAATTCCTTTAGGTTTCAAAATTGACACCTTAATTATACGGAATAATACAGCAAATGCTGTAACGTTAAATCTTGGAACAAGCACAGGCGGAACGGATGTAATTAACGGCTTGATTTTAGGCGCAAACACTGTTATTGATGCTGATTTACTGATTAATTTTTTCAGCACATTATCAGGCACAACGCTTTACTTAGAAAGTGCATTATGGAATAGCGCAAATTTAGACTTCAAAGTATTAATAAAAAGAGTTTGGTAAGATGGGATATATAAGAAGAGCGGACGGTAATGTTTTGCGGATTGATAATCGGATTATTGCGGTTAGGAGTGTTGAAAGTAATCAAATCGCTTTAATA